GTCAGGTGCTGAGTGCAAATTGCTTAGCGTCAATAAAGCACCCTATTCTGCCAAAGATGGCATTAATAAGGGTTGCTGCGTGACGCGCAATGAGCACTTGGCGCTCTATGACCTGCACAATTCCGTGCCATCAATGCGTGATGAGCATCTAGATGATATTGAGTTTTTCTATAAAGTACTCTGTAGTGCTAAGCGCCACATGGCGCTCAAGAAGCTCGAGTCTTTTAAGAATCAAGAGGGCGACGGATTGGTTATTTCCACCCACAAGTTTTTGCGCATGTACGAGCAGAGGTACAAGCGCCCCCCCCCGAGGTCTACTATGACTAACAACACCAGGATGGCATATGCCAATAGCATTTGTAATTACCATGTCACCAAAAGTGGCGTCGTGATACCAGGTGCCTATTATAATCCTGCCACTGACCCACCATTGGGCCAAAAGCAGTTCCAGGTGAAGTCAGACCTTAACGGTGCTCAAGGCTCCGTTACTGGTACGGACGACGTCTCTCGACTTCCGTCCAACCTCGGTTCTGTGTCAGCGCCGTGTGCCCATCCTTGGTGCCGCGGCATGCTTCGCACTCGCAACAACACGTTCTATTATTGTTTCAACGTCGATTCCACCAACTCGCTTTTATTTGCGAATCATTGGCGTCACAACGACGTTAGCGTCGTCATCCTTGACCTCGCACACTCAGAGAATTGTGATGATTGTATGTGCTTGGCTTGCACACTTACTCTCCTCCATTCGTTACACTCAGCTCAGAGTGCTATTAACGGCAACAATGGATCATTCACCAACACTGACGATCATGACAAACAAGTTCTTTGCACCAAGCCTAATTGTAAGCTTGGTGTTCACTATCACCGCGCATCAAAAGCTAAACCTTCTTCGGGTGCGGCCCAGCGCGTCGCTGAGAGAACTGCTGCCAAAGACTCTCCAAAGCCCGTCGGAGAGCTTGTTAAGTGTGTGAATGAGTTCGGAGTCCCCATATCTTGCGCCTGTTGCGAGAAACTTGGGGATAAATTTCACCTTCCCCGCAACACCGGGGTTAAGAAGAGCGACCCTGTCGACGTAGCCATGGCTGAGGACGTCGAAAAGGAACAGGGTTTGCTAGACGCTCTCAGTGACATTGAGACGTCGGAATATGACTACCAAGAGAGCGGTGCTGCTGGGGGTGGCGATACGCCTTATTGTGTGGTTATTGAGCAGGCTGTCAAAACTGCTGTGAAAAGAGTGGTCGACGAGGGCCATGTCACTGTAACGGAGCGTTTACCTGGTTCACTTTTTGTGAACATACCTGCTGCAGTTGACACTTCTGATATAGATTCTAAGCTCACATTTATTCAAGCGGAACCGAGCGTGGTAGAGCGGGACAATGTCCCTGATTTTACACCTTCCACACCCGAGTCGCCCCTTGCTGATGATGAAGCTTATGGACCTATTATAAAACTTACCCTTGACGACTTTTTGGATGAGCTTTCGGTTTGGAATAATTCTCCCCGAAGCGTTGCCACCGGCAACACGATTGAGAAACCATTTTCATCGAAGTATCAAGACCTTCCTGAGGCTAGACTTATCATGGTCAACACCGTTCTCCCGGACTACAAAACTTTGTCTGCCCGGGTGATGTTGTTCTTGACACACCTAGTCGCTTCGACAGATCTTACTCCGATGACGATCATACCTCGTGTTGACCGCCGTGCCGTCCTCACAACTAGCATGACAGCCACTGTTGACAATTTTTTCCTGAGACTGATATTTCCTGCCAAATGGACATGGAAAGAGGTTACGTATGAGGACTACGACCTTATGGTCAAGAAATTCTACAACGCAACCGTTACACGGGATGTTTTCCCAAAGCTTTATGACATTGGCGTTTCGCACTTCGCCTTCATCCCCATAGGTCAATACGACTCAACAAAACAAGTTTATTCTTATTTTCTTGCTCGCGTCGTCACCGGGATGGAGGAAATGCTTTCGCCGTCTGAAAAGGAGTATTATAGTGCCGCGCCCCGCGTGCAAACCACTATGAACACTTTCTTAGCTATATCCAATGTTTTGGTTTTGTACCATTATCAACTGATTAAGGCTATTGGTGCTCATTAGGGGCCGGCTCCTCCTGTCATTCTTAAACACCCATGTAGGCCCCTCGGCACTCACACCGTGGGGCTCTTGCGCTTCCACGCATGCACGCAGAGCGCGCACAAGGCTCATTTCGACAACGGCCGGTTCAAGTTGACCGGTCGCTATGTTCGCGATAATTCTTTGCGCTTCCCTGTTGCATGTCGTGATGAAGTGCTTCGCCCATCTAACATCTACCGTACATATTATGGTTATGCAGTGGCCCACTCTGGAGTCATCCTTGACAAAAACGAATCTAATACAAGCGAGGCGATTGGTCGACTTACCGCATTGCGTGACATTTCCCCGGTCGAGCATCTTGATCCTGATTTTATCAGACTTCATATGCTCGAGACCGAGGCTTTATATCGGAATATGCAGGAAGAGTTCATCCACACGCACTCTGCAGACATTGAAAGTTTTATTTGGCATGATGCTCCTGAAAGACCACCAGATCACGATTGCACACTCGAGGGTTTAGTCAGGGAACTCCTCGAGATAAAACACAAGAAACAACAAATGAGGATTGATGGACACAAAACCATACACGAAGAGGGTATGGCATATTTAGCTAATTGGTGCACTCGCGCCGAGGCCAAGATGAAACCGGACGAGTTCGCTAAAGCGAAAAAATTCGGGCGGATGATCATTGACCTCGGCGTGGCCGCTTCCCTTCAGGGCGGCATGTATGCCGCCTATGCTAAACACATGTTGGGCCGAGAACTTGTGCAGGGTCGTTCCCTGTACATTTTCTTAGCAGAAGCTACCGACGAGCTCATAACACATTATTTACTTATGATGTATTATGGTGATTGTCGATATTCAGATATTTTCTTGGTTTTCAGTGATGATGCCTGCTACGCCATTAGGCGTGGCGATAGCACATTCCTTGGGAATCTCGATATTGCCACGTGTGATGCCTCCCATACTCCTGCTATGCTAGAGATGTGTTTGCGTGTTTTGAAATTTCCCCCCGAGGTCGCGCAAGCTTTACGCCTTCAAATGATGAGCCACATGCGTGTTTATGCACGCAAGGAGAAGGGACAAAAACCTTCAAGAGTGATGATCAAGCCACGCTCAATGCACTTGCCTAGTGGCATAACAATTACGACTTTGGTCAATTGTGTTGCTATGCTTTGCATTTTCTGGTCTGTCATCAACTCTGACATCAAAAGTGAAGACGATATTATTGCTGCCGCCAGACGGGTTGGCTACAAGTTAACTCTTGAAGCTGTCAGCATTCCTGAGGATTATCAATTTCTTAAGCGCTCCCTGTCGAGGGACATTGCTGGTGACTACCATGTTACCCTCAACCTTGGCGTCATTTTCAGAGCGAGCGGCGTTTGCCGCGGGGATCTTCCCGGACGGGGCTGCCACATGAAGCGTGCTGTTGAATTTCAGCGCGCACTCATGACCGGGCTCCTTAACGGTATCTCCTGCCCTGAACTCGAGCGCCTTAAACCGACTGCGCGCGACATCGACATTTCCAAATCTCATTTTTCTTATTCTGTGTTAGCTTCAAGGGCGACCTCCGCACGCTCGTATACTCTTTACGATCTCA